CTCGGTGTCGGTACTGCTCCGAACGACTCCGTTCCGCCGCCGGTTTTCGGGAGGTTGACGCTCGGTACGTTTGTATAATCATGACCAAGTAATGTTATATCTGCCATCTGCCCACCACCGTTATGATATTGTTAGTGTGCCCGTGTTCGGGTCTTGCGAGACTGTGAGCGTCTGCGACTGCTGCCCAACCACCGCGCTCCTGACATACATGACATTAACATACGCCGACGACACCGTGATCGAACTCGCCGAGGCATTCCCGATCTGTACCTTGATGTCCGTCCCGTCCAAGTACAACAGCCGGAAGTGCGCCGCGTTGTGCCCGGAGTTACGCGGAGACACAAATATCGGCGTATATCCCGCGATGGCATCACAGGCGACTGTGAGCGTCGAAGTCGCCGATCCTGAACTGATGGACGTGCTGGATGAGATGACCTGCTTGTATGTCGTGAGCACCGCCGGAAGGATGCTGTCGCCGTTCCATTGTAGGTCTGTGCCTTGTAAATTCACAACGCCGAGGTTCAGGTCGATCGCTGCGAGGTTCGTCCCGTCGTCCGCTTTTATAAGCAGCATGCCGGATGCGTCATGTATGAGCGATGAGAGAATCCCGCTTGACACGCTTAACGTCAAAGTGTTGAAAATTGACAGAGGCGGGTTCGTGTCGAATGTATAGCCGAGTTCCGGGTCGAACCTTGACCCGCCGATTTTTACCTCTGCCGGAGTGAATGTCGCGATGACGTTCTCGCCGGACTTCAGGTCGATCCTGTTCGCCTTGTCCTTTGTGGTTGCGACGTGCGTCCCGTCCGTGTCGTGCCAAAAGTACTTCTGCGTCTCCGCGTTCGCCGCAAGGGCCTTCTTCGCGGATGCTTCAGCGTCTATCGCCACTTTGTCGTCCGTCGGAGGCGCGGTCGCGTTGCCGACGAGGAACGCCTGACCGTCAGAGACGCGGACTTGTACCTCGTCGCCGACCTTCGCGTCGATCGTCAGCTTGACCGGTGTCTCGTCCACTCCGCCTGGGATGTGCACCCATGCCGTCCCCTTCTCGATCCGTGTGATCGTCGCGCCGGTGTCATACGCTTCAGGCTTTTTCTGCGCCTGCATGGCCTCGACCAGTAAATTGATGATGTTCTCTTCGTTTGCGCTCATCTTATGCCTCCACGGTTTCAGACGTAGTCGCCGCATGCGACAGCGCGATGCTCTGTGATGTTACCCGGAACGCCCCGTCGATGTTCTGCTCCGGGTAGTGAAGCCGGATCATGTCGCCCGGCACCACGTCAGGATAGAACCGCCGGTCGTATTCCGCCGTTTTCTTGATGCTCTGCTTCTCCGCGAGCCTGCGCCATGCGTATTCCTCGATTGTCTCGTTGTCGGCAAGGTTGCACGACGAATCGACCGCCCACACCTCGCGACCACGGTTGACCGTCGACAGAGGGCTGTCCTCGCTGTCGTCCCGTGCGATGGCCGTCAAGTCTTCGTATATAGCCATGAACACGTTCGGGCATGAGAACCAGTCGGCCTTGACCTTGATCTTCGTCTCTAAAACGTCAACGGCGAACGGGTCGAATGTTACGACCGGCTCGTCGCTCTTCGGTTCGACGTGTATGGTGCCGTCGCCTGTGATCCTTATCCGCCAGTTGATGGCCGTCAAAACACGCTCGATCATGGTCAGATATGTCTCGCCGTTCTCCGCCACGATGTACCCCTGAAGCGTGGGAGCGTTCTCCGACACCTCCACGGGCGCATCCGTGACCGATAACAGCTGGCGGATGATCGTCCCACCGCTAACGCCTGCCGGTGCGTACCAGCCACGAAGCAGATTCACGTCGGACGCGGGTTTCAAGACCGAGTAGCATTGTACAGAGGAAGTCCGCAACACACCCTCGATGTCCTCACCCGGCGATGTTGCCAAGCCGGTGAAGAGCGGGACGTGTGCGTCGCTGCCTTCCTGTCTTGTGTCGAGATATATCCTGACCCACCGCTCCACGTTCTGCGGATAGTCCACGCACGTCACTTCGGCGGATTCCATGAGCCCGTCGGCCTGTCTCTTGACCGAACCGCTGACCAGCTCCACGCGGTCAACGTCGCGCCATGTGACCGGGTCGACGATCGTCATGTAGTATGAAGATGAATAGCCTTTCGACCAGTCCATGAAATCCTCCTAATGTAAAGCGTTCCACTCGGCCAGCGTCATGCCTTCAAGCTGCTGCTGGTCGACTCTTGTGATCTTCAGCGAGAAGACCGAGATTTTGTGCGCCGTGTTCTGTGCGTATGTCTCCGATACCTGAACGTCCGCCGCGAAGCTGGACCCGTCCTTCGTCCGTATGTGGCAGATTCCCGGATAGGTCGCGAGCCGCCGCATGCTCTCGATCAGATCGGGATCAGCCGAAGCCACGACCGACGCTGCCACGCTGCCGGACCTTGTCACGGCCTTGTTCCAGTCGCCTTGTACCGAACCGCCGAGATAGGTTGTCTGTTTGAAGTCCTTTTGCCAGTCGTTCGCAAGGTCGATGTTATACCGAAGCTCTACCCGGCCGGACCCGAACTCGATCAGGTTGTAATCCGCCTCAAGGTTGCTCGCGACGTCAAGCCATGCAAACTGATTGTCAGCCGTGATGTAGTCGTTGTCCGCCGTCCTTAACACGAACCGATGCCCGCCGAATGATCCGATCGTCGGGTAAGGGTCGACGTAATCCGTGCCGAATGCCGCGCCCTTGTAGATGAGTTGCGGCTTGTCAACGGATAGACGATAGATGTCGCACACGTCCGTCTGTGCCGCCCCGGAAGGAGCGACCGGCTTCAATTTCGCGATCATGTTCGTCTGATCCAAAGTGACTGTCGCCGACGGGACTTTCGCCTGCGCTGCCCAATGCACTTCGAAGTCGATCGAGGCGGATGCGCTCTGCCCGTATTCGTCTTGGACTGTCGCGATCAGCCGGTACGATGCCGCGTCGTCAAGATTGCCGATCAGGTCGTCGTTCGTGATCGTGATCTGACTCTGACCCGTCTGTGTATATATGGCGATGGTTTCGCCTTCGTAACCGTTGAAGTCCGTCTCGTCAGGGCGTGTGACATGATATGCCGCAGCCCGCTCGATGACGAGTGTCGTCGTGCCTTCGTCGCCTGCGCCTGTGATCGTGGCCGTCAGAGGCATCTCCGTCAGGGCCGTGACCGTCACGCTGACCGTCGTGCCGCCGTCGTCGTACGGGATCGTGACAGATTCCAGCGAAGTCGCCGTGATGGTGCACGATAACGGAGCCGCCACCAACACAGGGACCGTCGCGCTCCAGCCGTCGGACATCTTGCCCGAAGCCGAAGTGACCCGCACCGCGATATAGTGTGTCTCGCCGCTGTTCCAGCCTGCGTCCTCCGCGCTGATCGTTACGTGCTGTTCCGTCTCCACCCTTGCGAGTGTGCGGTATATGACCGAGGACCCGGAAACGATGCGCTCCGCGACCTCCGCGAACGCCTGCGACGAGCCGTCCGTCGTGCTGTACGCCCATGTCGCCGTGACGGACCCGTTCTGCGTTATAACGCCTTCGGATAGGGTCAGGACAGGGACCGCCGGTGCCGATGACAGGTCGAGCGCGGTCGTTGCGCTGTATGCGCCGTATGTCGTCGCGCCGCCAGTATTCGACAGGAGTCTCACGCGGATATACCATGTGATTCCCGTCTCAAGGCCGCTGATGTTCCATGCGCTCGCGTGCATCTTCGTCACGGTGAACGTGTTCGGCTCGTCCGTGCTCTCCCATGCGTCCGCATGGTCCGCCCACGATATTTCAGCCGAGTCAGCGTCAGACCATGACCACGCCCACGTCACGCGGATCGTGCCCGGAATAGACGTTGCCGAAGCCGTGACCGATGATGGCGCAGCCGGTACAGTCCCGCCGCTCTTGACTTCAGCCGACCTCATCTCCGCATTGACAGCGTACGAAGAAACACCGTCACCACGGGTCGTCGCCGTGTATGATCCGACTGCCGCGTATACCCCGAACTGGATGTTGGCTGTCGAGGACCATGCGGGACAGTTCACCGTGACAGACGAGCTGTTGTGCGGGATAATCCCTATGTCGAAACCGTCCGGCTCGCTCGCCGAGTAGTACCGCACGACGAGGAAGGAATCCGCAACGCCTGAATTGTTCGTCGCCGAGACTGCTGCCGTGTGGTATGTGTCATCTGTCGTTACTGATAGCGATGTCGGAGCCGTCAAAGCACCCACGTCTACAAGCACAGGGCTACCGTATGTCGTGCGCCCGTCATACACCGTATTGACACGAACGAAAAGGCACTTGTCCGCGCCGAGAAGCGAGTCGATCGCAAACGCCGCACCGCCGCTCATGTCGCTGACCTTGACTGTCGCGCCGTCGCTCCAGCTCGCGTCTGAAGGGCATACAAGCCCCGTGTTCGGCGTTGCTTTGGTGTACTGTACTTTCACCTCGGCGATCGGTCTTGAAGCCGATTTCGGGCAATCAAACCACACTTGACATGTATACCCGTTCGCGCTGTTGTTCGGCGTGATTTCGTAGTCCGTGACCGTCGCTTGAAGCGGTAACGCGTAAACGTGTTTTGAATACGTCCAAGCAGACGCACCACCCGGACCCCTCGACCGAACCTTGAACCATCGCGTGTATGAGTGCCCGTCGTTCAGCTGACTCGAATCGTCCGTGACCGTGATCTGACCGGTCGCGCCGCCGGTGTTGTATACCATCGTCGCCTCGGATGTCGTCCAGTCGAGTTTTGACCCGTCCGTGATTTCCGAGTCTTTGACAAGGATCGAACGGTACTGAACGTCCGTAAACCACTTGTTATCCGTGTTCGATGTCGCAACCGTCCACGCGAACGTCATCTGCGGCCATGTACCGACCGTCGCCGTCACTTTCGGCTTCGGAGGCGCGGCCAGTTTGAAAACCGATGTCGTCCAGTCGGACTCCGTCGGGTTGATCGTGCGCCCGCTCTCCGTGTACGAGCCGCGGTTGCCCTTCACCCGGAATGACAGCTGTGTCAGTTTGCTCTTGCCTGCCGTCGGATAGAAGCTCGATGTCGCAAGCGTCAGGGCGTTCGACGTTGCCGTCGTGCCGATGGAACGGCTCGCCCATGATCCGGCATTATACCGATATTGTAACGCCTGACCGTCCGAGTAGTTCTTGTCCGCGATTTTCCATTTCGCAGTAAAAACGCCGCCCGACCTCGATATGGTGAGGCCGGACGGTGCAATAGTTTTCGCCATTATGCCATCCTCGTTCTCATCTGAATCTGACGCACCAGCCGGTCCGCGAACTCTTCGGGATTCTGTGCGCCGTCAACGGTGATATAGAATGTGTTAGTGCTCCCGCCATGTCCGGCCATCTCCGATGCGATAGCCTTTGCGAACGGCATCATCTTTGACCCGGACAGAGGCACGACCGCTTCAGGACCGGCCTCGCCGACACCGATGACCTTCGGCGCGTCAAAGACACCGCCCTTCGCGTACCACGACACGCTGATCTCCGGCTTCGAGCCTTCTCCGCCGATGCCCCACGGGAACTTGCCGCCACTAATGTTAAAGTGCGGCAGCTTGAAATGAGGAAGCTGGAAGTTCAGGCCGCTGAACAGGGACTTCAGCGCGTTGATCGCGCTCGTCACAAGTGACTTCGCCGTGTTGATCGGGTTGACGATCGCGTTCTTGATCCCGTTCCAAATTGACGTCACGGTGCTCTTGATGCTGTTGAAGGCGTTCGTGATGAAGGACTTCACCGCGTTGATCGGTGCCATGACCGCCGACTTGATGTTCTGCGCCGCCGTCACGACCGCCGTCTTTATGCCGTTCCACACGTTCGACGTGACCGTCTTAATGCTGTTCCATGCGCCCGCGATCCATGCCTTGATCGAGGTGATCGCCGCCGTCACCGTCTCCTTGATCTGATCCATGACAGGACCGAGGAGCGTTCCGATGCCTTCCGCCATTCCGTCGACAATGGACTGCAACAGCTCCGCGCCAGCCACAAACAACGCCGCGCCGACTTTCGCGATCCCGACGAGGATGTCAGGAATACTCTCGACAAGTCCCTTCGCGAGATTCTGCGCGATGTCTTTCGCCGTTTTTAGTATCTCCCCGCTGTGGTTTTGGATGTACGACCCGATGCCCTTCAAGACATTCCCGATCGCTGGTATCAAGTTGCCCGTAAGGAATGCCTGTGCGCTCGATACTAACTGGTCCATAGACGGCTTAATATCTTCGCCGAGGGCAAGGTTGCCGAGCACATTCGCGAGAGAAGCCTTCATCGCGCCGAACGATCCCGAAAGTGTAGAACTCGCTTCTTCAGCCGCCACGCCTGCAAGACCTAACTCTTCCTGCATGACATGGATGGCCGCGGTCACGTCACCGAGGTTCGACATATTGTATTCGACACCGCTGAGCTTCTGTGCGTCGTCAAGCAGCCGCTGCATCTCTTCCTTCGTGCCGCCGTAACC